TGATGTTCCAGTTGAAGTATACCGCCTACCGTTGCAAGGTAATGGTGGAGGTACTGAGGCAATCATCGAACGTGTTAATATGCTGATTCATCCGTTCGGACACAAATGGAACGAAAGTTCAATTGGTTTGTACTCTCCTACTCTTGCTGAGTTAAAAGAGGCTGCTCAATGGACTCGCGTAGTTGACAGAAAGAATGTACCATTAGCGTTCTTAATCACTAACGGTTAGCAACTTAAAAAGGGCCGCTGAAAGGCGGCCTTTCTTTTAGAGGGTTAAAACAAATGGCTACACAAGCAGAATTATTGGCGCAAGATAAGATTTATCAGACACAACAGTCAGTGTCATCCACAAACATCCATGTAGGAACTGCTGCTAGCGGTGTTACCGCTGTAGAGCGTGGAAATGATGTTTTTCACCAGGTTACTCTAAGTGTTAATACTACTCTCGGAGCAATCGCTGGCGGTGCTGCCCTGGGATTAGGTAAGAAAATTTATGATCTCCCAGCTGGTGCTGTTGTTACTGGTCTAGCCTACATGAGTGTAGCTATTACACAAACTCAAGGACATATCAATGCCGACGTCCCTAAAGTGGGGTTGGGCACTGTTATCGCTTCTGGTGCTGTCAGTGTATTATCTGGTACTGCTACATTTCAAGACATCTTAGCAGGAGTATCTGCGACAAACTGTACAGGAACACCAACTTTAGGGCTCACTAATACACCAGTGCTTAAAGCTGCAGCCGCTGCGCGTTCCGTTTACTTAAATGTAGCTGCAACATGGGCCGCATCTGGTGACGCAGCTGCACTGTTAACAGGTACGGTGGTACTAGATTACGTCTTTATGAAATAGAGGTTATTATTATGTCAGATTTAAAAGCGCAAATTGATATTCAACGCATGTATGATGCTAAGATTAATTCAGGTAAGAACGATATCGAAAAACGTGATGATGTAATTGCAGATCTACAACGCAAGCTTAAGAAGCAGGCAAATACTGCTGTTGTTGCGAGTAAATAGTAATGGCCCTGATAGTTGAAGATGGTACAGGCGTGACGGGGGCTAACAGTTATGTGTCAGTCGCTGATCACGTCACTTATTGTGCTACATACGGACAAACAGTTACTACTCAGCAAGCAGAGATTAACTTGCGTAACGCTATGGACTATATAGAAACTCAGAAGTATAAAGGACAGAAGACAGATAATGCAGATGCATTACAATTTCCTAGACAGAATTTATATGTTGATAATGTTTTATTACCAGACGATGAAATACCAGCTGGACTGATTAAAGCACAAAACGAATGCGCTAGAAGTATATTGAGTGGTGTTGACCCCCTTGCTGTACAGCCTAGAGTGACCAAAGAAGAATCTTTTGGACCATTTAAGAAAGTTTATATGGATAATCAGCCGACTACTGCTGAGAACCCAAGAGTTGATCTATTTCTAGAGCCTTATCTTCTATATGTAGGCGGAGGCATTAGTTTCAAAGTAATTACAGATAAAGAAAGAGTTGATGGTTGTTGTGACGGTGGGGTATACTAATGGGCGTCGCTGCTGATGGGTGGATTAAGTTAGCACAAGACTTTATTAGTCAGGATGGTCGTGCAGAGTTATCTACTGTTAGTAGAAATACTGATACCCCTTATACTCCTGCTCAGTTACAGAGCACAGCGCAGACACCAACAACGTACCAAGTATATTGCGCACCAATTGATTATGTAGGTAAGGCACAAGCAGACGGTTATAACTCTATAATTAGTTATAAACAGTTATATGTACCAGTTAGTGATAATGGGTATGTACCACAAGTAGGCGACAGTATAACTTTAGGCACCACTACATATCAAATGACCAAGATATTGAATACATTTGAAACTGAAAGTGTTGAATGTGCTTATTTAGTCCAGCTGGGGGTATAGATAATGAGCTTTCAAGATGATCTAAACAAAGCACAAACTAAAATGTATAAGGAAATGAGTAAAACTATCCGCGGAGGGGCTATTTCTGCATTTAATGAGATCATAAAGCTCTCCCCTGTTGATACGGGTAGATTTAGAGGTAACTGGCAAGCAAGTATTAATGTACCTAAACAAGATGTGTTATATACAGATGCCACAAGTGCTATAACAAAGACTGACGATGTTGTTAGTCATACCCAAAGTTATACGTTAGATGACACACTATACCTAACAAATAATCTGCCTTATGCTGCGCCTTTAGAAAATGGGCACAGTAAAAAAAGGGGTAGCGGCTGGGTTGCTGCTGTATGTTTAGAGGCTAAAATAAGAATTCAGAATAATCTGGATCAGTTATGAGTACTACATTTTTTGATGTTGAGGTTATATTTCAGACTGCTTTAGATGGTATTAGTGGTAAGCCGGGGATAGACTTTGAAGGTCAAAAGCCATATCAACCACAATTGGGCACTAGGTATTGGAGAACTAATCACCAGCCTAGTGTTAGTACCCAGGTTACGGCTGATGGTATTAAACAACATACAGGAGTATACCAGGTTGATATTATCTGCCCAACTAATAAAGGGCTTAAGAAGATTATGATAAAGTGTCTACTGTATTTGACGTTATAACATCCTTTACAGCTAATAACACTAAGTTGCAGGTAAACGGTGTATCACAAGGTAAAGTTAGCCGTGAAGATAGCTGGTTATTTGGGTTTATCAGAATTAGTTACACATGTTATAGTATTTAACCTATATTAAGAGGATTATATAAATGTCTGCACCAGATACGTACACTCGGAAAGTCCAGGGGACTATCCTCACACTAACTAGAGGTATGGATGATCCTTTAACCGTTGGTGCAATTCAGAATTTCAATGGCTTATCTGCACCAGTTAACGACATTGCTATTGGTTCGTTTGAAGATACGGAAATCATTACACGCCCTGGCCGTAAGAAACTAGGCACATGCACATTTGATATATTTTTTAATCCCGACGAAGAGGTTCAACAAACACTAAGAGAGCTACAGGGCACTAGTGAGGAAGTTGAATGGAGTTTAGTTTACCCAGAGGGTACAATTAAAACTAGAACATTTGATGCTTTAGTGTCTTTGTTTGGCGATGATTCTAAAGACGATAACGTGTACATGGGACACATAACACTTGTTGTTACTACTGACGCAGTGAGGACTTAATAAAATGACAGCTCAAAATAAAACACGCATTTGGAAAGGCTCTGTATTAAGTGTCCGCAATAGTGGTGATAGTGCTTGGCTAGACTTTGCTAACTGCATAGATAGTGCGTTCCCGGGAACTGCTCCTGATCAAATAGACGCGTCTACTGCTGGCAGTGAGGTTGACCAATTTCGCCTAGGGCTGCCTAATAGGGGCCAGGCTACATTTAATGTGTTCGACAACATGGATTCAGAGTTTCTCGATGCCCTTAATGATATGCAAGCAGCAGGTGAAACTAGAAAGTTTAAGCTAGTTATGCCAGAGGGGACACGCACTACACGTATTTTCACGGGCTATGTTGTAGATCAACCTATTACAGGTGCTTATAATAACCTGTGGAAAGTTGCTTTGACATTAAAAGTTGTGTCTGATTACTGGTTTAATGCGCCTCTTACTGCCGCATCATTAAGCCCTTCTAGTGGCTCTGCTGCTGGAGGAACTAGCGTCACCATTACGGGTACAGGTTTTATTGAGGATGCTACTACAGTGCTAATTGGAGGCAACACTGTTGCAGCCGATGATGTTACAGTGGTTTCTAGTACGTCATTGACGTTTAGTACTCCTGCACACGCAGCAGGGGCGGTAACTGTTTCAGTAACATCTCCTGAAAAGACCACTGCAAATATCTCAGGCGGCTTTACATATTCTTAACAATTGAGTTATAATAGGTTTATTAATAATCTCAAGAGGTTAATGAAATGGTAGATGCGACACGTGATCTTATTTTAGATGCTGATGATATTGAGTTAGTTAAGGTTACAGTTCCAGGGTGGAAAGATAGAAATGGCAACTTACTGGATGTTTATATTAAACAAATGTCCGGTAAGGACGCAGAAGAATACCTAAGTGCTACGGATGAGCACGGTGTTGCGCCAGAGACACACAATATTAAAATTGTACTGATTAGTGTATGCGACTCACATGGTAATAGATTGTTCAATAAGAAAGACTATAAACGCCTAAGTGAAAAGAACTCACGCATCATAACATGGTTGTTTAATAAGATACTAGAAATTAATTTTAGTGCTATTAGTATCGAGGAACAAGCAAAAAACTAATACAGCGGCCTTTAAGGTTCTTTGCGTTTAGAGTGAGTCAAGACTTACATATGGACGTAGACGTAGTAATCAATTGGCCGCTCAAAAAGCTTTATGAATATATGGCTTACTATCATACGCAGAGCGATGTATTTAAAGAGACACAGAAAACTAATGAGCCTATATCCTTCGAAGAAATAATCAGGAGGATGGAGCAAGAGGGGGCGGTATTTAAAGATGACTGAAAGTGTAGGCTTACTAGTTGAGTTTAAAGCTAAGTATGATACTGTCTCCAAAGGCTTCCAAGAAGTCTCTAAGGGGGGTCAAGCTGTTATATCCCAAAATAAAAAAGTGGAGAATAGTTTTACGGCTATAGGAACTAAAGCTACTCTAGGCTTAAAGGCTGCCGTAGGAGGCTTTAGTTTATTAAGTGGTGCTATGCTGGCAGGTATTACTGGGTTGTATGCCTTCACCGGTAAAATAGGCGAAACTATAGACCATGTTACAGACGCTGCAAGGGGTTTAGGTGTTTCCGCAGCTGAATTCCAAAAACTTTCGTA